ATATACATCTCTCCCAGAGAAAGATGAACATAAAAAATCTAAGCAGTATAAAAAACTTTCACCTAAAATGAAAGATGCTGTTGATGATATTTTTAATAAAATGGACACTAAACCTTCAGATTTCCTAAATACTTTTGAAAAAACTATTAATCAAGTATCTAAAAAATATAATGTGCCAGAAAAGGAACTTATGGGATATTTTGAAAAAGAAATGTTAGCATTTTAAGGAGTTAAATAATGTCATTCGTAACAACAACATTGAGAGATACAGTAGTCAATGCACCTAAAGCTGGTGGAATGGTAACAATCAAAGCAGTATTTGATAACGATACTGCAACTAATCTTATTCTAGACGGAGATGGATTAGACGGATTTGCTAATGGAGCAAAGGTAGATTTACTAAGAGCATGGTGGTCTTTTACACAAGGTACTGCTGCTGGAAATACTGGAGATTGTATCATTGAATTTAAAGGTGCATCATCTGATGTAGTTGCATTACACCTCGCTGGTACTGGACATTATGATGGTTCTGCTGGTGCAATCAAAGCTGCAGCGACTAATACAACTGCAACATCTTCTGATATTACAGCACAAACAAGAGGAACATCTGGTTTTGTAATTTTAGAACTTAGAAAAGATGAAGCGTTTACTGGATAAAGGATAAAACTATGGGTTACACATTAAAATTAATATCAGAACATATTGACCACAATACTGATTATCTAATCGAACAAGATGAAAAGTCTGGTAAGAAAAACTATAAGATAAAAGGTATCTTTATGCAGGCAGATATTAAGAATCGTAATGGTCGTATGTATCCTATGGAAATACTAAGTAAAGAAGTAAATAGATATAATAAAGAGTATGTCAATGAGAATCGTGCATTTGGAGAGTTAGGACACCCAGACGGGCCAACAGTTAATCTCGAAAGAGCATCTCATATGATTACATCTTTAAAACCAGAAGGTAATAATTTTATCGGAGAAGCAAAGATACTTTCAACCCCTATGGGTGAGATAGTAAAGTCTTTGATGGATGATGGTGCAAAATTAGGAGTATCATCTAGAGGCATGGGAAGTTTAGACCAGAAGAATGGTGCAAACGTAGTGAGAAAAGACTTTTACCTTGCAACTGCAGCTGATATTGTTGCAGACCCATCTGCTCCCAACGCATTTGTTGAGGGTATTATGGAGGGTAAAGAGTGGATTTGGAATAACGGATTAATACAAGAAGCCGAAGTTCAACAAATCAAAGATAACATAGAAGAAAATCACAGAACTAATAATTCTGCAGCGGATAGTTTAGAGTTCGCTAGGTTTCTTCAAAAGTTATAATTTATAAATAACTTGTATAAACATTTAATAAGGAGAAAATCCCCATGGCAAATGAATTAGATAAAACCATTGAGGAATTAGAAGCAGAAGTACTTAGTGAATTGGAAGAAGCTAATGGTGCAGATGCTCCTATGAAATCAGCTGGTAAAGCCGACAAAATGGACTCAATTCCTGGCGAAGTTCAAGATACAGGATCACCTGTAGTTTCACCAGATCAAAAAGATGCAGCTGCAAAAAAAGTTGCTGCAAAAGCAAAACCAATTGGTGGAGATGCACAACAGAAGTCACAAGGTAAAGCAGACTCTATAGATAAACCAAATGATGGTACATCAAAAGTTGCAAAACCTCTTGCTGCTGGTTTTGAAGCAGAAGGTGATGAAGTTATCGCAGAGATGGATCATCCAAAAAAAGAAAACATGACCAAAGACAAAATGATTAATGCTATGAAAGATATGATGATGGGTATGCATAAAGAGAAAAAAGAGGTTATCCAAGCAACATATGACAAAATGATGGATGCATACGGAGAAGGCGCTTACGAAGAAACAGAGGAAGAAAAAGAGAAAAAAGAATCTGTTGAAAATCGTTTGAAGTCTATTGATGTATCTGAGCACGTTAATGCATTAATGAATGGTGAGGGTGACCTTTCCGAAGAATTTAAGAGAAAAGCTGCAACTGTGTTTGAAGCTGCTGTTAAATCAAAAGTTCGTTCTGAAGTAGAAAGAATGGAAGACGAATATAAATCTGAACTGGAAGAAAATATAAACGCAACTAAGGAAGAATTAACTGAAAAGGTTGATTCATACATGAATTATGTTGTTGAAGAATGGATGAAAGAGAATGAGTTGGCTATCGAAAGAGGCTTGAAAGGCGAAATCGCTGAAGACTTTATCTCTGGTTTAAAACAATTGTTTGAAGACCACTATGTTGATGTTCCAGATGAAAAATATGATGTGCTTGAAGCACAATCAGAAAAAATTTCAGAACTAGAAAATAGAATTAATGAGATGATGGAAGAGCAAATCCAGACAAAAACTCAAAATGCTATTCTAGTAAAGGAACAGGTAATGTCAGAAACTACTTCAGACCTTGCCGAAACAGAGATTGAAAAGTTTAAGTCACTTATCGAAGATGTAGATTTTACTACTGAAGAATCTTATCGTGAAAAACTAGGTACTTTAAAGGAAAGTTATTTCCCAAAGAGTGCTCCAGTCGTGACTGAAGCAATTGATGATGTAGAAACTGGTATCGCACAGGACATTGACACTTCTGACTCAATGGCAGCATATATGTCCGCTATTGGTCGAACAGTTAATAGTGCAAAATAACAATTTTATAAATAGTAGAAATTAAAAAGGAGAAACTAATGTTTCAAACAGAACATCTACAAGAAAAGTGGTCGCCAGTCCTTCAACACCCTGATTTACCAGAAATCAAGGATAGTTACAGGCGTGCCGTCACTACAATCATCTTAGAGAACCAAGAAAAAGCTCTAAAAGAAGACAAAAACTTCTTAACAGAAACAGCTCCAACATCATTTGTTGGTGGTAACGCTGCACTAGATACATGGGATCCAATTTTGATCTCACTAGTAAGACGTTCTATGCCTAACCTTATTGCATATGACATCTGTGGTGTTCAACCTATGACTGGCCCAACAGGTCTTATCTTTGCAATGAGAGCAAGATTTGCATCTATGGATGGTGCTGAAGCACTTGCAGACGAAGCAATCCCAGACATTACTAATCAAAACGCTGCTGGTACAATCGGTGGTGGTGACATTGGTGCAACAGAAACTAACCCTGCTGTATTAAACGACAGTCCTGCTGGAACTTATACTAGTGCAACTGGTATGACAACAGTACAAGGTGAGGCACTTGGTGACTCTGGAACAAACGCTTTCGGTGAAATGGCGTTCTCAATTGAAAAGCATACTGTTACTGCTGTAACAAGAGCTCTTAAAGCTGAGTACACTATGGAACTTGCACAAGACTTAAAAGCAATTCATGGTCTTGATGCTGAAACAGAACTTGCAAATATTTTATCTGCTGAAATTCTTGCAGAGATTAACAGAGAAGTTGTAAGAAATATTTATGTTTCTGCTGTAAAAGGTGCTGCCGTTAATACAACTACTGCTGGTATCTTTGACCTAGATACAGACTCAAATGGTCGTTGGTCAGTTGAGAAGTTCAAAGGTTTAATGTTCGCAATCGAGAGAGATGCAAACGCTATTGGTCAACAGACTCGTAGAGGAAAAGGTAATATGATCCTATGTTCAGCTGATGTTGCTTCTGCACTTCAAATGGCTGGTGTTCTAGATTACACTCCTGCTCTTAACAACAACTTGAATGTTGATGACACTTCAACAACATTTGCTGGTGTTATGAATGGTAGATATAAAGTATATGTAGACCCATATGCTGCAAACGTATCTGCATCACAATACTACGTTGTAGGATATAAAGGAACTTCTCCATATGACGCTGGAATGTTTTATTGCCCATATGTACCATTACAAATGGTTCGTGCAGTTGGTGAAAACTCATTTCAACCAAAAATTGGTTTCAAGACAAGATATGGTATCGCCGCAAACCCATTCCATACTGGAACAGTTGCTGCTGCAGCTGATGGTGCGATTTCTATCTCATCTGCAACTAACAAATATTACAGAAAAGTTAAAGTCGCTAACCTTATGTAGTATCGGTTTTTTAACCAACCTAAAGAGAGAGGATTTATTCCTCTCTTTTTTTTGTTATAAATAGTAGTATGACAACAGAAACATCACCATTAAACAGACAACCAGACAAGTTAGACTATAGTAGTCCAACCCAGTTTAGGTTTATGATTAACCAGTTACCAAAGGTGCAGTTCTTTACAACTGCAGCCAACATTCCAGATATATCTTT